CTTCTCCTAAGTTAAAACAAGAAAAAAGCGCCTCCAGGAGGGCTTTCTGCAAAGTACACGTTTAAGTTGTTTCCACCGTTGGTAGAGTTAAACCCTACTGCAAATTTGTTGCCACTTAGCTCACCAATGTCAGTTACGTTTAAGTAGTCAATGTTCGATGTAAAGTTAGTTAATGTAAAGTTCCTGCGCGTTCCTGCTGATGAACTGTTTATAGTGACCACATTGCCTGCGGAACCCGTCACTAACCATGTTCCAATAGTGTTTTGGTTATCTGAAAATTGTATTGTGTGAGCTACAGTCGATACAGAAGAAATTTGGTTGAAGGAATTAATCCCCAAAATTGTTCGGGTGCCTGCCGCAGTGCTGGTAAAAGATACATTATAAAAAGTTCTACCACCACCACTAAACGTAGCGTTAGAACCAGTTAAATTAAATTGAGATGTTCCAGCGTTAAAAGTTAATTTTGTTGAAGTAAATACTGAGCTACCAACAGTACCACTTATAGTTATTGTGCTAGAGCCAAAATTTATTGTTTTATTGTAGTCATCTGGTGTAGCAAGAGCTAAACCAGTGGTTGTAACATTGAAGTTGTTAGTATTAAAAGTCCCTGCAGCAAAAAATATAGATCTATTAGTGTTGCTTGTCCAAGCGTCTCCGAGGGTAACTGTAATGGTGTCATTGGTTAAACCAATTTGTGTCAATCCCATTAATTTTCCAGCAGTTGTAACTGTACCAGTCCCTATAAGTGCCAAAGCTACTCCTGCGTGTGTGTAAGTCATACCGGAAACTAAGGTAAAGTTTCCGCTTACCTGTAAAGATGAACCCAGCGTTAAACCACCAGTAAACCCTGTACAAGTAACAGATTTAGCGCCTGTATTGCCACTAGCTACCGTACAAGTTCCTGATGAGTTGGCATCAAAGAAGACATCATCTGCACTTGTCGGAACAGACTCACCTCCCGCCCCACCGGATGTGGCAGCCCACTTGGTGCCAGCGGTACCATCCCAGTTTGCAGTTCCACCAACCCAATATCTGTCTGCCATGTCTTCCTCTACATCATTCTTTAGGCTTGAGTGATGTTTGCAACCACATCCCAAAAGGAATCAGTTGCATTGTAGATACATCCAACATAGGTAATTTTTGTTGCTACCGTAGTTGTTGGCAGGTTAACTCCTACAGCCCTAAAAGCACCGGCAGAAGTTGTCCAAGTAATGCTTCTAGCAGTTCCATTGTCTTCTAAACGAATGGTAAGTTTTTGACCGTCTACTGGCGTTCCGCTAGGCTGAAGAAAAGTTATCCCACCAGTCAAACCTTCTGCCTTATAGAGGTCTGTTGTATCGCCAGCAATCGTTAGGTTTCCAGAGGTAGCAGAAGCCGCTACAACCCGAGGGTTAATGCGAGTACCGCCAACCAATCCACCAGTTGCGTTGACGTTGGCTAATGCCTCTGCGCCATTGCCAATCCCATTGACTGCGTTGTAGATCGTGACAAAGTTAGCGTCTAGGTTTGCTAACGGGATTGAAGCTGTAGCGCCAGCAAAGGTGTTGGGAATGCTTACAGGAAGTGCCATTAGAACCTCGCTCTTAATTCATGCTCGTATTGGAAGCCATTGATCGTAAACGGTGTAGCGGTAGCCGTGATAGACATTCCTAGGTACTTTCCGTACATTTTTGCGTCAGACCTATACAAATAGTATCCAGCGCCAGGAGAAGTATTAGCCAACCACAAAACTATTTGGCTAGAGTTGTTGATCCAGTTAATTGTGTTTGATAAGTTGTTTGTCCAACCAATAGCATTTTGAAAATTAATAGGTGGAGACTGAGCAGACTCAGAGTCTACATAGGCTTCCATCGCAATAGGCAAGTCACCAAGAGTAGCCTCAATACCAATCTTAAGTGCTTGCTTGTCTCGGATTGGGTCGCCCATAGGAAGCAATGCTGTCTCTATATCTACTGAAACAGCGTTTGTCTCGTCTTCATAGAATTGGTACAAGTCAGTACCAGTAGAGCCATAAAGGTTCAAGAATCCATCACTTACTGAGGGTACGATAAAGTAACAGTCTGCAAGCTGATTGGTGAAGAACCATTTACGCTCAAAGAATGCAGCCTGTATCCAACGAAAGGTGCCATTGTCGTTGTAGCGGAAGTTGTAGACGGCGCACAGGATGTTGTTGATAAGGCACTGCCCACCACTGATCTGGCTGTTGAAGTCGATTTGCGGGAAGATTCCGTCTAACGGGTCACTAATTTTGGTGGTCGTGGCACCCACCAGCGCATAGACTCCATACTCGTTCATAAAAAGAACTGAACGAAAGTACGGGAAGATAGCTTGTTTGATGTTTGATCCAACTGACGCAGAGACGTTGGTATTGGTAAATAAGGTTTCCCCTGAGTTTGGGTCTACCCGAACGTCTGAAAACACGTTGATAGAGTCCTCGCCAAACACATACAGGAAGTTGTTGGCGGCAAGGATTCTGGTGATATTGGTACGCAGAGTAGAGTCTGAGATGGTCAGAAACCCTGCTGAGATGCTGTAGAAGTCGTTGTAGGTGTCTGCGGCTGTGTAAAACACCGTTCGATCACTAGCAATCCATGACCTACCTGAAAAAGTGGCTATGTCTGTGCCATTCTGATCTAGGATCGTGCAAGTAGCGTTGGCGTTCGAGCCAGCACCAGAGATTGTGATGCTAGGAGCAGAGGTATAGCCAGTACCAGCTTCGGTAAGGATGATCTCAGACACCACATTGCCGACTAGGATGACTTCGCCAGTAGCTTGCACCCCATTAGCCTGGTTTGGAGCGCCAAAAGTGACGGTTGTATTGGATGCTAGGTAGCCAGAACCGCCATCATTGATGGTGATGCTATTGATTGAGCCAATGTCGTGAAGATCTACGCCATCCCAAGTCTTATAGCCGTTGTTTGGGTCAATGATGAGCGCTCGTTCGTTTCTCCATTGGGTGATAGACACACCAGAATTGGAGAAAGTACCGGCATTGGCTATGTTTCCTGTGTTGCCTGTGCTGATATTGACGTATTGGGCGCTACCGTCATCACCAAAAGACAGCACATACTCTGTGTTATTGATGTTTACAGAGCCTAGAAAGGCTGTATTCGCAGACCAAGTGACGTTGGCAAGCTCTTGATTACCTGCAACTGTTCTTAAGTTGCCAAAACCGATTGGCATAGCGTTCTCTAGCCAGCCAAACTCACCATCAGAGATGACGGTGCGGGAGTTCTTAGTGTTTACTCCCTTAAAGTCCTTGACTACGGCATAAGATTTCTTCTGCTCTACCGCAGCCATGTCAGTACCCCGATATGTAAGGTGTAGGTAGCCTGCGTGTAAAGGTGGTATTCAGTGCTTGCAGAATGTGCTTCTGGTATTCCTGCTTAAAAATCTCTGCTTCCCCGTAGGATTGCTCCTGATACTTGGCTAGATAAGCCGCATAAAACGGCACAGCCTCAGTAAATGGGGATGGAAGCGTCTCTACAGGGTCAGCATCAGTTAGCGGGTCTTTGAGAACTACTGTATCTATCTCTGATGAGTACGCTTGATCTGCCGTTGGAGAGATATAAATCTTTTTTGGCCCGTACATAGAGAATCCAACCGGCCTACCAGTGTACGTCTGCCAATACCGCAATTGAGCATTGAAGTCAGTCCACGGCAAATAGTACAAGGGGATACGGGTATTTCCCCAGTACAGGATTACATTAAGCACATCTATGGTATTTGTGCCTTCAGGCAGCGCAGAGAAGTCAATTGTCTCTGTGCCTTGGGCAATAGTGTATGACTGTAGAACACGGTTGCATCCAGTGTCTTGCACCAAATGCCCTCTACCGTCATTGATGTAGTCGGTTAGTTCCGCATTCGTCCAGAAGTTTGCATTGACATCATGCAGTAGCCGCCGAGTCTGCGTTATGTAGCCCGAAAGGGTAGTTGTCATGTCTACTCATTGATTGTCGGTGATGCAACTTTCGCCGACACCCTAGCTTTAGGCTCGGGCGCGGCTACTCGTTCCACCACCGGGGCTGACAAGTGGACTGCTTGCCCAGACTGGCGTGAAAAAGAAAACTTGCCTAGCTTTTCCATTGCTGCTGGAAAGTCTGTACTCATTTTCATCCACCCCAGTCGGACTAAGTACGGCTCTTTATTGTCATCGCCATAACCAAATATATGCTTCGCAACAATTTCAGGCACTTGTAGTTCTTTTCCAGGCACAAACTCATACTTTGTACCGTCAAAAGCATCTACAAGCGGATCTATACTATTGTTGGTCACATAGATGTCGGTCATAGCGTAACAATATCTCCAAAGACATAAATATCAGCAGTTGCCGCAGCACCTTGAGGCGTAGTAAGAGACAAGATAAATGCTTCCTAGCCGTCAAGACATCGCCTCCAGATGTGTATCCAGAAGCAATGGTCAGGTCTACAAACTTACCAGAAGCGGTAAGTCCACTGTAAGCCTGTCCCGCTGCAACAATAGCTGTTCCACCCTTGCTCACTGCGGGGTAAATGCCTCCAGCAGCCGTAGATAGGCTGATAGAAGCATTGGTAGCCACAATACGGCGAATGATGTACTTAGCCGGTGCTGAGAAGATGACAATCTGCTGATCTGCCGTGGAGTTCATGTTGGCACGAGTCAACTGCCCAAGCAGAATCTGTCCGAATCTACTTGGTAGCTGTGTGCCTACGCTATTAGCGTCCATAATTTCTCCTTAGGCGTAGGTTGAGTTAGCAGCTTCGCCACCGTTAATGGTAACTACGTTGACGGTTGTAGCACCGCTGCCATTAAACGCCTTCAACCGCACATTTACGCCGTCGGAGATTACTAATCCACCAGCGTTAGCAGCATAGACGTTAGCAAACGCATTGCCGTTGGAGTTGTTGTTTACCTGAATAACCACGTTAGCGGTCGGGTAAACATAAAACGTTCCAGCGTCCATAACGGTTGCATCGTTATTTCCAACAGCAAATGAGTCTGCTTGGAAATAAGCACCATCAGAGTTGGCATTGGCACCGGCAACGAGGATTTTGTTAATCGCTAAAGACATGATTTATCCTCCTTACAGGCTGAGAGAGTTGTAGCCCGTGATCTTCGTCATGGCTTTCGGCTTAGTATTGACGAGTTCAGCAATCATCAACACAGCACCGACATAGCCAACTTGGAAGTTGGGCAGCGTGGACTCAAACCCGGTAAACGCGAACGAAGCCTGCTCATGGATATACATGGACAGATAGTTCGTGTTCAGCAGATAGAGCGTACCTTCTGGGCAGTACGGATCAGGATAGATCGGCACACCAGCAACCATCAGGGCGCGGAAAGCAGCCTGGGGGCCATTGGCATCACCATCAAATCCAGAACCCGGAGTAATCATGTAGTTCTCTTGGCCTACATAGTCTTGGGCCAGGAGCGTCCATGTACCGAATCCGCAGACACCGAAGGTCGGAACTTCAGCACCGTTCTTCACCGTGCCAGAGATGTACTGGAGTACGTTCTGACGGGTGGGGTTGACAGAGCCAGCAGCGTACTGCTTGGACTTCCACCAGGTGTTCGTTGAACGGTTGATGTTTCCGTAGGTTGCAGTACCCGTACCATCATCCACGGCAGCAGGCAGTCCAATGAACTGTTGCTGGTTCGAGGTATTGGTGTAGAGGGCTGTAGCCATCGAATCCATCATCACGTTGGTCGCATC